AGACCCAGCATATCCTCTTTCAAGTGGTATAACTTATATTTTAGGATAATGAGCGTATTTAGCACAAATTGGAAAGTATTTATAAAGAATTATATGCCATGGTGGTGGAGAACCAAAAACGATGGCAGTGAAAATACATACCTCGCTTTTTGTCGTGGATTTTTTAGGAATGACACAGGTTCAGATGGTGGAATCCAGCATATTGCAGACGAATTAAGCGACTATCGTGATGAAGTAACTGCCTTATTGAACTACACAGGCCAACATAAGGCATTAGTTGAATACCTCAATGACAATTATGATGATACATTAAGGAGAATAGACATAACAGAGAATGATGTTAATTTTGATAACCTTTTTATAGATTTATATCAGCAAGGAGAAGCAGATTTTCGCCCTGATAGCCTTTATGAACAGAGCGAAACCCTACCATGGGACGCAGGAACAACTTATTCACTAGGTGATTACATTGAGTATGATGGGACGATGTACAAGTCATTAGCGGGTTCAAATCTTAATAAGCAACCAGATCTTTATTTGGGCGTTTGGTGGGATGCAGAATTAGACCCTGATGGTAACACTGTTACTTCTATTGATTTTTATGAGGCAGGTGAAGAAGTTAGTATTATAAACTTTACAATAGAGGCACCATCAGCAGCATTTCCTGCAGGATGGACAGAAAGTACAGTAACATCACAGCTTAAGCAATATGTTGAGGCTACAAAAAAATGGGATTATAGTTATGTGTAGTGTTCACTCAGATCGAGTGTTCATTGCCAATGAACAGTAAGAAATAATGAACAATTTGTATAAAATATAAATTATGAATAAGAAATTAAGATTTTCAGGTGGTGAGCCCAATATAAATATTGATGATGTATTAAGGGATTCAGACGCATTAAGAGATTTTCTTAATGATTGGCTAAATGAAATCTGTGAAAACCCAACAGCAGATACATATACGTATATACTGAGTGGATGTACCTTAACAACGCCAGCAGGTAGCGCATGGAGTACTACGTCTGGATATGTAGTTATTGATGGAGAAATCCTAAAGGTTGATGCTCATACAGGAACAAGAAGTCAAGGTACTGATTTTTGGGTATGGGAAAAAGAAACAACATACGATTCAAATGGCACAAAGACCTTTAATGATACAGTCAGCCGGGATACTTGGCAGAAAAATAGAGCAGTTCTAACCAACAAGGCATCTGCATTGGGCGGAACACATGTTTACAGTGCTGACGATTCTCCTTCGTATGAGTATTATTTTATTGAGAAGAATATAGCTAAGATAGCTTCTGAATTACAAGGAAATGCATGGACCGATGTCTCTGGAAGCCTTGGTGCAGGATGGAGTGCTACCACAGCTAAATACAGGATAGATAAAGAGGGTTATCTTGAAATACTTTTCGAGGCGCTTGACCCAACAAGTGCTACTACTGCAACAGTATTTACATTGCCTGCTGGATCAAAGCCAGATTGGGCAGCGTACACCCAGGTATCAAGTAATAATGAGACAGACGAAATTAGGATAATGTCGTCAGGTAATGTTTATATTGATAATTATGCATCATTATCTAACTCTATAAGTAGCCACATTAGAATACCAAGATTGCATCCATAATGAACGAAGAGGACGTAAAAAAGATATATGATGGCGAGTATTCGCCTTATAACCTACCTGAAGAGTTGGTTATAGCTATATGGACCATGTTTTTAGCAAGTGCAGAAAGTGGCTTTGGTGGAGGAGTAGAGAGTTTTCCTAAGGGTTCAAAGCTTTATAATCAGGCTTTAGGTTATAATAATAATACGTTCTTTTTTTCAGGAGCAAAAACCTTTCAACAAATGAGGGAACTTTCAGGTTTCCTGTTTGATAAGAATGGCAATAAGGTAGCATGGAAGGATTTTTTAGCAAAGGCTCTTGAAATAAACAATAAATATTACGTCACATGGCTTAAGGTGGAAATGGAAACAGCGTTTCATATGGCTAAGAATGCCAGGGCATGGATGGATTTCCCTGACAACGCAATGCTTAAATATCAGACGCAAAAAGATGAAAGAGTAAGGCCATCACACAAGGCATGGGATGATCTGATTTATCCAAAGAGCGATCCATTTTGGAATACACATTATCCACCTAACGATTGGAATTGCAGGGGTTTTGTTATACCTGCCATTGGTGGTAAGAGATCACTAAAAAAGAAAATACCACAGGTGGATGATAAATTATTTGCTGTGAATCCAGGTAAAGTACCATGGGTTTTTAATCCTAAGCACCCATATTTTAATGTGCCAAAGGAATTCAGAGCCATGCAGAAAACTAATTTTGGAATAAAGAAACCATGATAAAAGAAATAAAGGGCTTTGATATAAAAGGAATGAGCAGGGGTGAAAGGGATTTTAGGAGGATTGCGCCTAAAGTGGTTGGCAGGGTTGCCTTGCAACACTTTCTCAAGGGATTCGGCAATGGTGGTGGTCAGACAGATGCAGGTAAGTGGCCTCCAAGGAGAAGAGAAAGCGTAAAGGTTAAAATTAAAAGAGGGGCAAGTTATTCTTTTTTTTCAGACAGGCTATTATTCCAAACAGGCGATCTTTTTTCAAGTATATTAGTAAGGAACGCAACCATGTCTTTAATTAGGATTGCCACAAGGGGGATACCCTATGCACGAAGACATAACGAAGGATTAACAGACAGGCGAGGAATTAAAATGCCAAAAAGGGAATTCCTTGGTGACTCAAGAAAATTAGATAAAGAAATATATAGAACACTTGGAAACCTTAAAAAAATATTAATTGGGTAATAATGGCACTAACTGACAACGTAAAATTAGACTTATATAAAGCAATAAAATCAGCTTTAGAGGGAATCTCATCCATAAAACACGTAAGGCATTACAACTCACAGGAAGTAGATTTTAAGTCTGAAAAGTCAAGGAACTTTCCTCAGGCATATATTGGGTTTTCAGATATAACCTGGAAACCATCAGAACTACAAGTCACACAGAGCGACACTACTCAACAGCAAAAGGGGAATATTACAGTTACAGTATATTTGGAGTTAAAGTCATTCAAGGGAGATAATGAATCATTCGAGGATGATTTAGACATTATAAACGATGTATACAGAGAAATAACTATGGTAGAAGGTGACAATTGGCAGCCATTGCAGAGGGTTTCAGAGAGGGAAGACCCAAGCAATGACAACGTTCGTTTTTGGGCAATAGATTTTATTACTATGGTGGAAGAAACAGGCGTAAGTCAAGGTCTTTCTTCTAAGGTAGTTACTCTTGAAATTAATGAATCAATAACAAGTCCTTAATTATGGGTGGAAGATCAATACAAGACCAAAATGGAATGAATAGTGCAGCAGTTGTTGGTGATGCACTAAAGGTGACGAGCGGACCTGCTGAGGATACTATTTGCAGCAAATTATCATCCAGTAGTTTGCTGTTAAGTGGAGGAGTTTTAACTACAGACAGTGTTGATGTCAGTGGATATAGTATAGTTATTGTTTCTGTTTATTCATCACACGCAAGTGCAACAAATGGGCTTAGTATTCAATTTAGTACAGATAATGTAAGCTGGGATTTTAAGGACGAATTCACTATCCCTGCACTTATAGGCAAGACATTTAGCTTTCAAACTGTAGCGCAGTATATGAGAATTGTGTATTCAAATGGAGGCACCACTCAAACAGAATTTAGACTGCAGACAATATTAAAGCCTGTTTATTCAAAGCCATCAAGTCATAAAATAGGGGAGAGTATTTCTGATCAGGATGACGCAGAATTAGTAAAAGCAGTAATGTCAGGACAGAAAAATGGTGATGGATTTATAAATTTTGAGGCTACACAAAGAGGTAGTTTTCCTGTTGCTCTTCAAGAATATCAGGGCGATGCATTTGGCAGACTTAGGGTGTCTGAGCCATTTACTATTTTTGATAACTCCCTAACTCACCCAGACTCAGACTCACTTTATTGGTCTGAACTTGTAAATGGAACAGCATCTAGTGCTTACGAAAGAAGTACATCTAAGGTAACCATGACTGTGGCTGCAATTAGTGATTATATTGTAAGGCAAACAAAGCAGAGATTTAAGTATCAGCCAGGTAAGTCTCACGAAGTATTACTTACAGGTTTGTTATCAACAGAATCAGGGGTAAGAAAAAGAGTTGGGTTGTGCGATTATGATAATGTTAATTTAGCAACAATATCAAATGCTCCTCAAAATGGTGTTTTTTTTGAAAACAATGGTGGTGTATTGTCATGGAATATTGCTAACAATGGGGTAATCACAGAGACAGTAACACAATCCAATTGGAATTTTGATATATGCGATGGCAATGGAATATCAGGGTTTACCTTAGATATTGATGATACAAATATATTTTTTCTTGACATGGAATGGTTGGGGGTTGGCGCTGTGAGGTGTGGATTTGTTTCTAATTCAGGCGAAATAATCGTATGTCATCAATTCCAACATGCATCTAATGGTTTTACTGACGTTTATATGAGAACAGCTAATCTTCCATTGTCTTATGAGGTTACTGCTGTTAGTGGAACAGGAAGCTTAAAGCAGATTTGTGCGTCAGTAATATCTGAAGGAGGTTTCAATCCACAAGGGAATACATTATCTATTAGAAACTCAGCAAGTCAGGGTGTTACG